ATGTGCAAGACAAAGTGAGCCATACGCCTAAGCATACAAAAATGCACGCTAAGACAGGTGGCATTGAGTTGGAAGGCTACAAGCGTGGTGGCAAGATGCATAAGTTTGCTAAGGGTGGAACAGTATCCGAAAGCGTAGCAAACAAGCATTTAGACAATATGCAAGACGGTAGTAAGAAGCACACCAAAGCAGGCAAGACAGGTGAAGTAATTCCTAAGTCTAACTTCAAAAAAGGTGGTCATGTAGAAGGTCATGTGATGCATCACACAACGTATGGACATCATGATGCAGGTCATACGCACATGAAACACCATGCACCGTCTAAACAACATCACGGTCATGAGTCGATTACAGCACACCCAATGAAGCACGGTGGTCATGCCAAGAGCAAGATTTCCACGCATCACAAAAAAGGTGGTAAGTGTAATTATTAATTGGGCGAGGGGGAAACCCCTCTCCTCCTAGTTTTATCATTTAAGTATAGTACAACCCTCTAGGAGAGTAACATGGGTCAAATAGTAGTTTACAATGGACCAACGTCCAATAATGACAATAACGCAAGAATTCAAACATCACAACGGTCAACAGCGTTTGACCCTGTTGATAAGTTAAGAGTTTCCACACCACAATCTTTAATTGATACTGACTTTGAATATGGTCAGCAAGCAAGCAAGTGGGAACAAACGGCATTACAAAACAATCGTGCAGGTATTTATTATTTGGTGAATGCATCATTGCCTGTCACGGCGATTGCAGGTAATCAATCTAATATTTATCAAGTTGTTTTGACATTTAGTTCAAATCAAACTATCGCAGCAGGTACACCTATATTTATTGAAGACGCTATTGACCCTAACTGTAATGGTTGGGGCTATTCATTAGGTGTAAGTGCAGGAACATCAATGACTGTTCAATATGCACAACCTGTGTCAACAGCAACTTGTTGGTCAGCTACTTCTACTTATGTATATCAAGGTTATTTTTATAGCAACCAAGCGATTGCATTATCAGGCACAGGTAATATTACTAACGTAGCGACTGTAACACCTTCAGCAATTAATGGTGCAGGTTTGATTACAATCCCTGCAACGGCTGGATTATATGTGGGTGTTCCAATTACCATCACAGGTACAGCAGGTGGTTCAGGTGCTATTACAGGTTACACAACAGGTACAACTTATTATGTATCAAGTGCAACTACACCGACTAATACTCAAGTAACTTTAGCAACTACATTAGCAGGTGCTTTTGCAGGTACAAATACAGTAGGCTCTACTTCAGGAACATTATCAGGATTAACAGCTCAACCTTTATTGGTTAGCGTAACAACAGCGTATCCACATGGATTATCACAAGGTTCTTTAATCTATGTAACAGGTTTAGGAACGGCTACAAACCCACCGAATGGTTCGTTTATCGTAACTAGCGTACCAACAGCTAACTCGTTTACTTATTATGTGTTTACATTACCTTCAGGAAGTGCTGTAACTTATACAGCAGGTCAAGCAAACATTTATGCAAGACAAGCAGGTTGGGTTGATACACACGCATATGATGGTTCAGTAAACTTTACGGCAGGAGCAGCCGTCCCGAATGCCACATTACAACGTCAGACAAGACGTTATTTCCGTTATCAATCAGGTAAAGGTATTCAGTTTTCTACAGGAACAATTTTAAAGCCACAGATTCAACAACCTGTTTTAACATCAAGTGGTTCTACTGTTACTGTAACAACGAAGCTTCCACACAATTTAACCAAGAACACAACGATTATTGTAAGTGGTGCTGACCAATCGGCATATAACGGTTCTTTTATTATTGCTTCTGTACCGAACCAATTAAGTTTTACTTACAAAACTTTAAACAACGCTATTCCTACCGCAACAACAGCTACATCAACTAACGGATTTATTCACGTTAGTCCAAATGTGTGGTATGGTTCAGGCAATCGTTTAGGCTTTTTTGACCAACAGAACGGATTATTCTTTGAATACAACGGTCAAACGCTCAATGTGGTTTATCGTAACTCAATTAACCAAATTGTAGGTACAGTATCTGTAACAAACGGTTCAGGATTAGTAACAGGAACAAGCACACAGTTTACTACTCAATTAGTCGTGGGTGATTACATTGTAATTCGTGGGCAGTCATATCGTGTCATTATGATTACAAGCGATACAGCATTGTATATTTCCCCTGAATATCGTGGAACTACAATAGCAAATGCGATTGTTTCAAGAACAATTGATACAAAAGTACCTCAGTCACAATGGTATGACACATTAGACGGTACTAATTCAGGCTCTAATCCATCAGGATATAACTTAGACTTAACTAAAGTACAAATGTTCTATCTTGATTATTCTTGGTATGGTGCAGGTGTTGCTAGATTTGGTTTAAGAACAACAGGTGGTGCGATTCAGTATGTGTATGCATTCCAAAATAACAACATACAGTATTCAGCCTATATGCGTTCAGGTAACTTGCCATCTCACTATGAGCAAAATGGTATATTGCCCGTAACAACTATTACGGCAAGCGTGGGTACAAGTGATACTACAATTAACGTAGCAAGTACGGCTAACTTTAACCCACTAGGTGGGTATGTAAAAGTTATCCCTGCATCGGCTACAGGTGCTATTGAGTATATGTCTTATACAGGTCTTACTTCAACATCTTTAACAGGTGTAACAAGAGCAATTGTGGGAGGTTCAACAACAGCTCAAGCATTTACTTATAGTGCAACAGCCCCTGTTTCTGTTGAATATTATGCACCTGATACAGCAGCTCTTATGTCACATTGGGGTTCGTCTGTTGTGATGGATGGTGGATTTAATAATGATATTTCAGCCATTTATAACTATGGTATGACAACATCTTTAACAAGTCCTAACTCAACAGCTAACGTACCTATTATGGCGATTCGTATTGCCCCATCAGTAGACAACGGAACCGTTGGATTGTTAGGAGTTAAAGAAATTATTAATCGTTTACAGTTACAGCTTCGTGAAATTGCTGTGGTGACTAATACAACTTATTTGATTCAGTTAGTGTTGAATGGTATTCCATCAGGTGCGTTTTCAGGGAACTTTGTTTCTCCTGTTCAAGGGGGTACAAACACAAGTTCTATTTCACAAATTGCTGTGAATACAACCAACACGGTTACAATTTCAGGCGGTGAATCTATCGCTGCTTTTTATTCTAATAGTGCAGGTCAAACAACCTATGACTTAACATCTTTATCAGCGATTGGTAATTCAGCTTTAGGTGGTGGAACATCTAACTCTACGCCTACATCTCAGAGTGGTTTCTATCCTGATGGACCTGATATTTTGTATGTAGTTGCTACGACATTATCAGCAGGTGCAAGTAATACTGTTGTAGCTCGTATTAACTGGCAAGAATCACAGGCTTAATCATGCCATTAATTAAAAGTAAATCTGAAAAAGCTTTTAAAAAGAACATTGCTACGGAAGTAAAAGCAGGAAAACCTGTCAAACAAGCCGTAGCAATAGCATATTCAACACAAAGAGCATCCAAGAAAGATGGTGGAGGCTTATACGTTAATATTCATGCAAAACAAGAAAGAATTAAACATGGCTCTAAAGAACATATGCGAAAAGTTGGTAGCAAGGGTGCTCCTACTAAAGAAGCATTTATTGAATCAGCTAAAACAGCTAAACACAAAGATGGAGGTGTTTCACTCTCTGTTGGAAGGGGTGAGAAATTACCAACAAAACAAGGGGCGGGACTCACAGCTAAGGGGCGTGAAAAATACAACCGAGAAACAGGTTCAAAGTTAAAAGCACCACAAGCAAGTGGCTCAAGACATGATAGTTTTTGTGCGAGAATGAAAGGTGTAGTAGAACATTCTAGTGGCGATGCACCAAGAGCCAAAGCATCATTAAATCGTTGGCATTGCAAAGATGGCGGACAACCAAAGAAGAAATATGATATTAAGGGGTGGTGATGAGTACATCAGGAACAGTATCAACCACAGTAGTAACGGTTCAAAACCTAATTGACAGTGGTGCAAGAAGGGCGGGTAAACTTGCCGAAGAACTTACGTCTGAACAAGTTGCGTTTTCTAAACAAGCTTTATATTACCTATTATCTAATTTAACCAATCGTGGTATTCAGTATTGGTGTATTCAAAAGAATATTATTGGTTTAGTTCCTGACCAATACGAATATACCCTTCCAATCGGCACAAATGACGTTTTAAACAGCAATTACAGAACAGTTACTATCAACACTACAGGTGGTTATTCATCATCAGGAACGGCTTCCTATGCGTTTGATGGGGTATATACAAACGTCTGTCAGTTAACAAATAACACAGGTACAATAGGAATCGTTTTAACAAGTGCCGTTTATATGGCAACGATTGGAATATTGCCTGCTGTTAGTGGTTCTGTGACAATTAATCTTCAGTATTCTATCGATAATGTCAATTGGGTTACTTTACAGACACAATCGCCTACTTTAGTGGCAGGTGTTTGGCAATATTATGATTTAGACCCATCAAATACAGCAATGTATTGGAGAATTCAACAGACTTCAGGGGTTAATTTAGGTGTTTATCAAGTTATATTTGGTTCAAGCCCAACAGAAATTCCATTATTCCGTATGAATCGTGATGATTATGTGAATTTGCCGAATAAAAACTTTTTAAATAACTATCCTTTACAGTTTTGGTTAAATAGAACGATTGCACAACCTACGATGACCCTTTGGCCAACTCCTCAAATATATTCCCCACAAATTGTTGCATGGTGTTCTCGTTATATACAGGATGTTGGAGCATTAAATGGTTCAATTGAGATACCTCAAAGATGGTATTTGGCAATTCAGAACGGATTAGCCCATCAAATGGCGATGGAATTACCTCAAGTTGACCCTGCTAGGATTCAATATTGTGAAGCACAATGGGAAAAGTATTGGTTACAAGCCGAGCAGGAAGAGAGAGATAAAAGTCCTTGGTACATCGGTGTTAATATTTCTCCTTACACAAGGTAAATCAATGACCTACATTACTTATGCCCATCGAAAACCTGACGGTTCAATATTTTATATTGGCAAAGGAACTATTAAGCGTGCACATAGTAAATTAGGTCGTAATGTTGTTTGGCAAAGAACGGTAGAAAAATACAAATCTTTTGAAGTTGATATTCTTGCTCATTGGGATACGGAAGAGGAAGCATTTCAACATGAAATAGTATTAATTGATTCATTAAAAGATATAGGTGTTAAATTAGTAAACATTGCTAAAGGTGGCATGGGGAGTTCAGGGTTTAGACATACAAAAGAACATAAGAAAAAAATGTCAGAATTTATGAAATCAAACAATCCAATGAGTAATGATGAAATAAGAGAAAAGCAACTAAAAAATTTAAAAATTGCAATGAGTCGTCCTGAAATAAAAGAAAAGCAAAGCAAAAGTCGTATGGGTATGAAACTTTCTAAAAGCCATATTGAGTCATTAAAAAAGTGTCACCCAACAAGACCTTGCATTATTAATGGAATAACTTATCCATCTTTATGTGAAGCATCACGACAATTAGGTATTCGTCATGGAACTTTGTATAGATGGTTAAATAATGTTCATTCTTTTCATACAAAAAAATATGCTCACATAACAGAATGTAGGTGGATATATGCCAAAGTGGCTTGATACTAGAGGAAATTCTGTTCTTACTATTTGTATTTGTGCTAGGTGTAAGTTCAAACGCTCTTATGATGACACAGAAAACGACCAAAACTTTCCTGGTCTTCGTGTGTGCAAGTTTGGATGTAACGATAACAAAGACCCATATCGATTAAAGATGCGTCAACCTGAAAAGATTGCTGTTCGTTTTCCACGCCCTGATGAACCTGTTGGCACACCTTCTACTTTACCTGTGAATACAACAGGGGTAGGTTTATTGTCTAAACAAACACCTTATACAGAAGATACAAGTTTAAATCAAACTATTTATAAACCATGACTTATCAGACGAATAATATCCCTACGCAAGTATTAATTGCACAAGCACCGACTACGGTGGGGGTGTCTACGGTTTATACTGTGCCGTTAAAGTCTAGGACATTGCTTCAACAGATTGATGTGGTAAATACAGGTTCGGCAACAGCTACATTTGACATTTACTTAGTTACACAAAATGGAACGGCAGGGACTTCAAATGCTTTGTTTTATCAACAAAGTTTGTTGCCGAAACAAAATTTACAATGGCAAGGTCAACAAGTATTAGATTCACAACAGACAATACAGATTAATGGCAGTACAACAGGAATAACGATGACTATGAGTGGGGCTACTTATGGCTATTACTAGTTATCCACAACAAGGTAATTCGTCATCGAATCCATCATATGTTATTACAAATAATGAATCGCCACTTGCTTTACCATCGTATCTTGAAGTATCAAGGGGCTTAGTTACGGGTTGTTCTGTTGTTAATATTTATGGCTATCAAAGTGCATTGCCAAATTCAAGTGCCGTTACTTATTATCCTGTTTGGGAAAACACAACTGCATATACCTATCCCGCATCTGCAACAACAATGTTGCTTTGGAGTTCTTCTGCATCCGATACTGCGGTTCAAGTATTAATTAATGGTTTAGATGCAAGTTACAACTTATTATCTGAAACTTTAACCCTTACAAATGGCACAACAGGTGTCACAACCGTTAATTCTTATTTAAGAATTAATGGTATTCAAATTGTTGGAACTGTTAATGCTGTGGGTATTATTAATTTAGGTAATGCAGGTAAAACAATTCAGTATGCTGAAATAACTGCGGGGTATGGTAAAAGCCAAGCCATGATTTACACAGTTCCTAATGGTTACACATTCTACTTAACCCGTTCAAATGCATATTCAAACCAAAGTGGAAACACAATTAACAATTATTGTTCTTATCGAGTTTATACGCAATCGAGTGTGGGGTTAATACAAATTGTTTTACAAGCCCCATTTACAAACACTTATCAAACGCTTCGTGTTGCACCAAGAGCATATGCTGCAAAAACAGATATTCAATGGCAAGCATCGGGTGGACCTTCTTCAGGAACATCTTCGGTAGGTATTGGCGTTGAAGGCATTTTAATTGCCACGGGAACACCATAATGATTTATAATATATTAACTATTCAGGGGTAAAATATGTCGCAAGGTTCAGGATACACGCCCATTTATATCTATTCTAGCTCTACTGCTAGTAATGTGCCATCAGCCTCTAATTTAACGAACACATCCTTAGGTTCTGAAATAGCAATCAACATAACCGATGGTCGCTTATACTATAAAGACAATTCTAACGTCGTTCAAGTTTTAGCAACAAAAGGTGGTGTAGGCTCATCAACAAACACACAGGTTCTTTATAACTCAAGTGGGTTAGTTGCAGGTAGTGCTAATTTAACATTTAATGGCACAACATTAACTGTTAACACATTAGCCTTAACGAATGCATTAGGTATAGCGTATGGCGGAACAGGAATCACATCATTTGGTACAGGCGTACAAACAGCTCTAGGTCAGAACGTCACAGGCTTAGGTAGTATTGTTTTATCTACAAGCCCTACATTAGTAACCCCTGCACTTGGCACACCTTCTTCTATTGTATTAACAAACGCTACAGGATTACCATTAAGCACAGGCGTGACAGGCACATTAGGCGTAGCAAACGGAGGCACAGGAACAACAACATTAACAGGTTATGTTTATGGAAATGGTACAGGTGCTATGACAGCATCAACAACTATTCCAACAAGTTCCTTAAGTGGCACAATTAATTTAACAACACAAGTTACAGGGACTTTACCTGTTGGTAATGGTGGCACAGGCTTAACAACCCTCACAGCAGGCTATATACCCTATGGTAATGGAACGAGTGCTTTTGGAAGTAGTGCGAATTTATTTTGGGATAGTGCAAATAGTAGGTTGGGTGTTGGAACAAGTAGTCCTGCAACAAAATTAAATGTAAGTGGTTCTACTGCATCGGGTGCTATTTCTACACGGATTGCTAATACAGATGCAACTGGAATGAGTACGGTTGAATTTAGTGATGGGACAAATACCAAAGGGCAAATTTGGGCTGGTAACGGTAGCTATGCAAGTTTTGGTGGTGCAGGTTCATTAAATTACAGTGCAAATAGTGGTCCTCATGTATGGTATAACAACTATTCAGAATATATGCGTCTTGATTCATCAGGAAGATTAGGTATTGGGACAACAAGTCCTAGCACATTATTACATTTATATAACACTACTAACGCTGACCAATATTGGCAAACAAATGCAATTAGTTTGTATGCACAAGTAAATAACACAAATGGTACTGCTTTATTTGGAACATTAACAAATCATCCTTTAGTGTTTTGGACAAATAATGCTGAAAGAATGCGTCTTGATTCATCAGGCAATCTAGGAGTTGGAGTTAGTCCAACTTATAAAATAGATGCGGTTTTAGACCAAAATGCAGGCTCATATACTAGAATTAGAAATAGTAATTCAGGAGCAAGTGCATACGCTGGGGTTATTGTAAATGCCTACGGAAATACTTGGGCAATGCGAATGGGTTCATCAGCCGCTAATTCTAACGCACTAGAATTTGTTAAAGATATTTCTGGCACTCCTACTGTTTATGCCACGCTTGACACATCAGGCAATCTAGGACTTGGTGTTACTCCTAGTGCTTGGTATACATCTTCTTCAACCCATGCTATTGAATTACCCGCTGGCTCTTTATTTAACTTTGGTACAGGTCAATTAAATTTAGCACAAAATTGGTATTATAATTCAAGCCTTTCACCAACATATAAAACATCTTCACAAGCATCTACATATACTCAAACAGGTGGTCAGCATCAATGGTACACAGCACCATCAGGCACAGCAGGAAACGCAATAACATTTACACAGGCACTTACTTTAGATAATAGTGGTAATTTGTTAATAGGAGCAACATCAACACCATTTCCTAAACTATATGTATCAGATGGAACAGTAGGAATTGGAGTTACACCATATTCAGTTGGTTCTATAGGATATGTTGGAACTTGGACAAATTATGCTTTAGGATTTGTAGTAAATGGTTCAGAAAAAGGTAGATTTGATTCTAGTGGTAATTTGTTGGTGGGTACTACAAGCACATCTTTTACAAATTCAAACTCAATAGCAATTGCTGCAAGTATTGGTGCTCAAAACATTCAACACGTAAATGGAACAGCATCGGGAAATAACTATTTAGCATTTGTTTATAATGCAACAGGCATAGGTTCGGTTACACAATCAGGCACAACGGCAGTTCTTTATAATACAACTTCTGACCAACGATTAAAGACTAATATTGTAGATGCACCACAAGGTAACATAGACCAAATTAAGGTTCGTAGTTTTGATTGGATAGCAGATGGAAGCCATCAAACTTATGGTATGGTCGCACAAGAGTTATTAGAAGTAGCACCATACGCAGTACATCAACCTGAAAATCCTGACGAAATGATGGGTGTTGATTACAGTAAATTAGTGCCAATGATGATAAAAGAAATTCAGGACTTGAAGAAAGAAATCGCACTTCTAAAGGCTAAACAATGAACCTAATCCTATTCGCTATCTTTGTCATACTTCAGTTCTTAGACTTTTGGACAACTTACAATGTTATTCAATCAGGCAAAGGACACGAAGGCAACGCTGTGATGGAGTGGTTATTCTCCAAAATTGGAGTGGTTGGTGGCTTTGCTGTGGCTAAGTCTATACTCATTGCCATCTTCGCTTACCTAGCAACAAAACACTTTTATACTTTTTTTATTGTTGAAATAGACTTGGTTGCAATGGTGTTTATTTTCTTCAATTTAGTTTATAGTTTTGTTGTGGTTTCTAATTATCAAATTTTAAGGAAATAATATGAATTCATACACATGGACTGTTACCAATATGTCTACGCTTCCTAATGTACCTAATTTACCTGAGTACGTTACGCTAGTAAACGGAGTTGTAACAGGTTCAAACGGAGCAACTCCTCCAATAACAGCTACACAATATTTTAATGTTCAATTGGTTGTAGAAGAAGACCAAGACGATTATATTCCGTATGCAGATTTAACAGAAGCAGTAGTAATCGGTTGGGTGCAAGAAGTATTAACACCTGAAGGGGTAAGTAACTTAGAGATTAACATTGATAATCAAATCTCGGCAATAGAAAACCCACCTGTAGTACCTAGTTCACAGCCACTACCATGGCAAGGGTAAGTCATCAGCCCATTTTGATGACATATTTTTTAGGATATAAAAAATGACTGAAGTAACTATTAAATTGTTTGATGCAGAAGTACAAGATATTATTAACGTATTAGGCGAATTGCCAACCAAATCAGGTGCATTTATGCTCATGCAAAAGATTGGCTCACAATTACAACAGGCTAGGGAAGCCACAGAACCACCAAAAGAGGAATAGTATGGATATGGAAACGATTATTGCAGAAACAGATAAACGACTATCAGTACATGAAGCCGTATGTGCAGAACGATACGAAGGAATTTTAGATTCATTTGTTAAAGGTTCTAAACGTATGGAACGTATCGAATATTTATTGTATGCAGTAATTGTTTCAATTTTCTTTGGTAGGGATTTTTTGATTGATTTTATTAAAGGATTGATTAAATAATGGAATGGTTAGCACAAATCGCACCTAGCATTGCTACAGCTCTCGGTGGTCCATTAGCAGGTCTTGCTGTTACTGCAATCTCTAAGGCTCTTGGCATAGATGAAAAAGATGTGCAATCTACGATAGAATCAGGAAAACTATCAGCCGAGCAATTATCTAGTCTTAAACAAGCTGAATTTGATTTACAAGCCAAGGCACAAGAACTTGGTTTAGATTTTGAAAAACTAGCTGTTGATGACCGTAAATCAGCTAGAGATTTACAAGCATCTACAAAATCTATTGTTCCACCACTTTTAGCAATGGGGGTTACAGTTGGGTTTTTTGGTATTTTATTTGCTCTGATGATGGGGTATGCTCAAAAATCAGACGAATTAATGATTATGCTAGGTTCTTTAGGGACAGCATGGACAGGCATTATAGGGTTTTATTTTGGCTCAAGTGCAGGTAGCCAACGTAAAGATGAATTATTACATCAGAGTACACCCGTATGAAAGAAAACTTTAATAAATCCTTAGCCTACCTCTTAGAAAGCGAAGGTTTGTGGTCAGATAGACCAACCGACCCAGGAGGTGCTACGATGAAAGGGATTACTCTTGAAGTGTTTAGGCGATTTAAAAGAAACTCATATTTAACAAAACAAGATTTACTACATATAAGCGACCAAGATGTTCACGATATTTACAAACAACTCTATTGGGATAAAGTCCATGGTGACGAGCTTCCTATTGGTGTCGACTATGCCATTTTTGATTGTGCTGTCAATAGTGGTCCTGCAACGGCTGCTAAATTATTACAAGAAGCCGTTGGAGTTACTGCTGATGGAATTATTGGGAATCAAACGCTACAAGCGGTTCAAAAGGCGAATATCCGTTCTCTTTTAGAGAATTATTATGCCGAGAGAACTGCCTATTATCAAAGTTTGCCTACTTTTACTGAATATGGTGACGGTTGGATAAACAGAGTAAAAGATGTTAAGAAAAGAATTAATTTGATGTTAGGTTAAAATACATTAAAATCAATAAAACTGTTTGGGATAAACGGTTGGCATGATTAAAGGATAAATTATGGCAGCTCAAACAACTCCGACAAACACTTCAGCGTCAGTCATGACGTACAATTCACTCATTTTAGACGTTCAACAATATCTTGAACGTGATGATAGTGCCGTCACGAACCAAATTCCTGAGTTCATTATGTTGGCTGAGTTTGAACTTGCCCAACAGATTAAGACATTAGGTCAATTACAAGTAGCTGAATCTACTATGACAGCAACGAACCCTGTAATACCTAAGCCTGCACGTTGGAGAAAGTCTGTATCCATGAATTTGACCACAAGTTCAGGAGCAATACAACCGATATTTCTTAGAAAGTATGAGTATCTAAGAACATATGCCCCAAGTAGTACAACTACAGGTACACCTTTATATTATGCTGATTATAACTATGATAATTGGATAGTAGCACCAACACCTGACCAAAATTATGCATTTGAAGTTTTGTATTATGAGCGTATTGCTCCCTTGTCGGCTGATAATCAAACGAACTATTGGACACAATATGCACCGAATGCGTTGTTATTTGGCACGTTATTGCAGGCTATTATGTTTGTGAAGAACGATACTAGACAAATCTTTCAACAAAAATACGACCAAGCCGTACAGATTCTGAAACAAGAAGACCAATTACGACTTGCCGATAGAAGTGCTATCGCTATTGAGGGCTAATTATGACTATATCCAATCCTACCTATACAAACCCTTTCACAGGACAGGCGGTTTCACCTAGTGCCGTATCGTATGAATCTTTATCGATTAGTACGAATACAACGCTTCAATGGTCAATCACAGGTAATAATCAGAACCAAGTCACAGCGAATATTATCGAGGTTACAGCCACAACAACAGGGTTAAGCCTTGCAATGCCACCTGCTACTCAGGTGTCGGTGGGTCAAGCAATGATTATTCGTAATATTGGCTCTAATACATTTACGGTAACAGACAATAGTGGTAATTCAATTGTGTCTATTGCTTCAGGTATTGCTCAGTATATTTATGTAACAACGAATACAACCACAGCAGGAACTTGGGCAACAGTAACATTCGGTGCAGGGACATCTTCAGCAAATGCTTCAAGTCTAGCAGGTTATGGTTTAACGGCTATTGGAACGACTTTAAATCAATCCTATGGGGTTACGGCTTATTATTCAAGTGCAACGATTCCTACGACTTCAAGAGCACAGTTAATTACATGGGCAGGTGGTGCAGGGACATTAACTTTACCTGCATCAGGAACGGCAGGTGCTAATTGGTTCTTCATGGTGAAGAACATCGGAACAGGTATTGTTACTTTACAACCATCAGGAACTGACACCATTGATGGTAATTCTTATCAGCAACTTCAATTAACTGAGTCTATCGTACTTGTATGTAATGGTTCAGGTTGGAATTCGTTTGGTTATGGTCGTTCTAACTCTTTTGCATATACTGAGTTAGCTTTATCTGTAACAGGTGGAACAACTACTTTAACCTCAGCACAAGCTGCGAATACGATTCAGATTTATACAGGAACATTAACGAGTAACCAAATCTTAATTGTTCCACAAACAGTTCAGCTTTATACTATTACAAACAACACAACAGGTTCATATACCTTTACGGTAAAAACAAGTGCATCAGGTGGTGCTACGGTTACTGTTAACCAATCGACATCATTGGTTCTTATTTGTGATGGAACAAACGTATATAACGCTGCTTCAGGTTCAGCATCGACAATTACATCTTTAACACTAGGCAATGGTTCTTTATCTGTTCCTTCTTTAAAGTTCTCAGGCGACTTGAATACAGGTTTATATTTACCGACATCTTCTAACTTAGGAATTGTTGTTAACAATACACAGATAGGACAGTTTTTAACTACAGGGTTAACCATTACAGGTGTAGGTATCTTTAGTGGTGGAATCGGTGCAGGGACTTTCTAATGACAGCTAAAGTCTTTACCTTAATGACTATCAAGTCAGGAATTCAGAGGGATGGAACTATCTTTGCATCACCTCGTTATACCGATGGCTTATGGGTAAGATTTCAAAGAGGATTGCCTCGTAAAATCGGTGGGTATAATGCTTTGTTCCAAAATGCTACAGGCATAAGTCGTGGTTTAATTATGCAAGCTATTCAAGGTATTAACTATATCTATAGTGGGCAAAGTAACGGTGTGTTTGCTTGGCAAACTAATAACTATAACGGACAAGGCTCAGGTCCAACGACGGTTAGTTTATCTTCAGCGTTTACTTCTAATTCTGATAACTTATGGCAATGGGATGTTGCTTATGATGCAGGTGGTAGTGGTCAGTTAACTGTATTAGGACATCCTGGGCAAAACTTAACTAATATTGAT